AAGTTATACTAAACATTTATTAACACTTGCTAAACTTACTGGTGAAGATGTTAAAAGTCTACAAGAAAAAAATGCAGCAGCATCACAATCATTAGCTTTCCAGATGAAAATGGCCACAATGGAAGAAGACGAAAAGAAAAAGCTGATGGTGAATCTTGCAACTATTCAAGCTAATGGCGGAACAGCAGCAGTACAAGCGTTCCAGGCAGAATTTTTAGGCATGCCACCTTTGACACAAGCTGCACAAAATTATGTTGCACTTAATACAGAAGGTTATAATTTAATTAAAGCAAGCATCGATGATGTGTACAACCAAAGTCTTACCACTAAAGCAAACGAAGCAAAACAAGCATTGCTTGGCGTCGGTCTTATGCAGACCAATCATGACATGGCGGTAAATTTAGGCACTCAAGTAGCAGCAATGGGCGCAGGCATGGATGGCATTGCTGGACTTGATATGCAAAGTCTGTTAACCGACCAAGCTACTAACATTGCAGGCTACACTACTGAAGCAGGAGAGTTTAACAGAGCAGCCGCCTTAGCAAACTATACTCAAGCTACAGCAGAAACATTAGCGCAAACGTCAGTTGTTGATTCATTAAATGTCCTCAAAATAACTGTTGGCGAGATTCAAGCAGAACTGGAAACAAACGTTAAATCGCCACTAATACTAGCTTCAGGTGATGCAGTTGCTGCTATTACTGCTCAAATTTCAAAAATACCAGATACTGCTTTATTTAAAACAGCTATGTCGACAGCTAAAACACAAATTGAAAGCTTTGGCGCAGCAATGGGTACTTTAATAAACTCCTTGGAGCAAGCCGGGTCCGATCCATTAGCATTAACTAAGACTGCATTCCAGACTGGCGCAAAGGCTATTATGGACGGCATGAAAGACTTAATGTTAGGTCAAGTGATTACAAGTGGTCCACAGACTGGACAACGTGAAGGCGGATTAATGGAATCTACGTTTGCACCGATATTTAAAAGTGCAGGCACTACAATAATTAATGGACTTAAATCTCTCTTTACAGATAATCCACTAGTGGTAGCAGGCGTAGTTGTTGCAATCGCTGGATTGTTTGCGTTACCAGCACTTGGGGCTGCACTTGTCGCAGGCATTGGTTCTATGTTCGGCGGAGCCGCAATAGCTTCGGCTATGAAAAATGGAATCGGAGGAATGTTTGGCAAAGCTAAACCACCAGCTGGAACAAATAGAGACCCAAGAACTGGCAGATATACCAGCCAAGCTAATGGCGCAGGAGGAACAGCCGGCAAACTTGGAAGGGGCTTATTGCGCAGAGCTCCTGGTATTGGTCTAGCACTAGGCGCATATGATATTGGCAGCACTTTGATGGACGACAATCTTTCTGGTAGTGAAAAACAGCAAGCAGTTGTAGAAACAGGCGGCGGCATGGGTGGTGCAGTAGCTGGAGCTTATGGAGGAGCAGCAGCAGGCGCATTACTAGGATCAGTTGTTCCTTTATTAGGAACTGCAATCGGCGGCGCACTTGGCGGAGTAATAGGCGGAGCAGCAGGCTGGTGGGCAGGATCAACAGCAGCAGGAGCAGCAAACAAAGCACTAACTGCTACCAACGTCACAGCAACATCAGCACCACCTGCTGGAGCATCTATTGCAACACAGCTAACAGAAGCACAAGTAGCACTAATGGAAAGAGTTTCTGCTATAGATTTTAAAGACTTTACTTCAGGTGTTGCTAGATTAAATACTAATAAGCTATCAAATATTGCAGATTTAGACTTTTCAAGCTTTGCAACTGGATTAAAGACATTTGCTGAAATACCAAACTTAAAAACACAGTTTGATACTGTAAATTCACTTGACGCGACAGCAGTTATAAGTTATACTAGTGCTATGGAAGAATTAGTAGAAGTACTTGGAAAAGTAAACGAAGTGTTAGCTGAAGACAATTCTGGATTATTTGGCGGCGGCACTGGAAAAGCAGCAGCTGATTTGCTAGGAAGCATCGGCTCGTCCACGTCTGGTAGTGCAGCGACTATGCAACAGTTAAATACTACTATGCAAATTATAGCAACAACTTTATCTCGAATGGAAATTTTAGACGGTGCAGTTGTAAAGAATACTAATAGAATATCAGGAAGCAATATTGCTATAGGCGGCGTGAGTAATCTGCCACAGTAATTAGGAGCATTAAATGAGTTGGAAGAAACATTTTACACCAGTAGCAACAGGTGATAATCAAAGCGGTAGTTATAGTCCGTTTACGAGCAAAGGCAGTGGAAACATGGCCGGACCTGCTCGTTCCAACTATAGCTCATACTTACCAGATGTGTATGTAGGTTCGCCAAATCGTGTTGAACGCTACGGCCAATATAATACAATGGACCAAGACAGTGAAGTTAATGCTGCACTTGATATTCTTGCTGAATTTTGTACACAAAAGAATCAAGGAAACAGCACTCCGTTTATTGTTGATTATCGTAGTAAAGCTACTAATAGTGAAATTACTATTATCGGCCAGTACTTACAGCAGTGGAACAAACTACAAAAGTTTGAAACAAAGATATTTAGAATACTGCGTAATGTATTTAAAATGGGAGATCAGTTTTTCCTAAGAGATCCAGAAACTAAAAAATGGTTTCATGTCGATGCTGCAAATGTATCACGAATTATTGTTAATGAATCAGAAGGAAAGATTCCTGAACAGTATGTTATTAAGAATGTAAACTTTAATTTTAAAGATGGCATAGCTACAACTCCAATGGATACAGCTGGTGGCGGCGGAAGCACAGTAACTCAAGCTCAACGTGTAGGTGGCGCCCGAGGCATGGTAGGCCAACCGCAATCAGCAATGGCTGGCTCACGCTTTTCAACAGCCGACGGAGAACTTACTGTTAGTGCAGAACATGTTGTGCATTTAAGTTTGTCAGAAGGTTTAGATAATAACTATCCGTTTGGTAACAGTTTACTTGAAACTATCTTTAAAGTATACAAGCAAAAAGAATTATTAGAAGACGCAATTATTATATATCGTGTACAACGTGCTCCAGAGCGCAGAGTATTCTATGTTGATGTGGGCAACATGCCTTCACACCTTGCTATGCAGTTTGTGGAGCGTGTTAAGACGGAAATACACCAAAGACGAATCCCATCGTCAACAGGGGGTGGTGCTAATGTCATAGACAGTTCATACAATCCTTTGTCAATCAACGAAGATTACTTCTTTCCACAAACTGCTGAAGGGCGTGGATCAAAAGTTGAAACATTACCAGGCGGTACAAACTTAGGAGAAATTGATGACCTTAGGTATTTCACAAATAAATTGGTTAGAGGTTTGCGTATACCTAGCAGTTACCTACCAACTGGTGCAGACGATAGTGCCGCACAGTATAATGATGGTAGAGTGGGCACGGCATATATACAAGAACTTCGTTTCAACACTTATTGCGAAAGACTCCAAAACTTAATTGTTGAAGAGTTTGACACAGAGTTTAAACGTTACTTGTTAGAAAAAGGTGTAAACATTGATACTGCAATGTTTGATCTTAAATTCCAACCACCACAGAACTTTGCAAGTTACAGACAATCAGAAATTGATAACGCTCGTGTACCAACATACACACAAATGAGTGCTATTCCTTATATGTCTAATAGATTTGCAATGAAACGTTTCTTAGGAATGAGCGATGAAGAGATTGCAGAAAACGAACGTATGTGGCGTGAAGAGAATGAAGAAAACTTAGAGCCTATTCCAGGCGATGCAAGTGCTGAAATGAGAGATGCAGGCATTAGCGGAGCAGGCATCGGTGATGACTTAGGCGGAATAGAAGATGAACTTCCAGACGGTGAAGAACCTGTAGAAGGTGGTGAAGGCGAAATGCCAGACACTGTTACAGGACAAGAATTGGGCCAAGGCGCCTCTACAGAGCAAACGGTATAAATACAATATGATACTTAGAGAATTATTTTACCACGATCCCGAAACAGTTGAATTTGTAGATGACAAACGCTACGAAGCTGAGTATGACGAGTCACCGATAAAGAAAAGCGATACACGTAAAACACGCTTAACTTTGAGTCAACTTAATAGAATCCGCAAAGCATCTGAGCTACATACAGAAGAGAAGCGTAAGGAACAAGAGTTCGTTAAGCAAATGTATGGACTAGCAGCAAACGCAGAGGCCGCTGGAGTATAAACTTTTGACAAAAACAGCATTTGTACTAGGTAATGGTACAAGTCGTTCTAGTATCGAACTACCACAATTAAAAGATCACGGTGTTATATACGGATGTAATGCACTTTTTAGAGAGTTCGCGGCTGATTACTTAGTTGCAGTTGATACTAAAATGGTAATTGAAATTAATAAAACAGATTATCAGCGTACTAATAATGTATGGACAAATCCTAACCGTGCATATAATTCGTTTGTTGGATTTGAATATTTTAGACCTAGTAAAGGATGGAGCAGCGGACCAACAGCATTATGGCTTGCTAGTACACATGACACTCAGGACATTTATATAATAGGTTTTGACTATAAAGGTACTACTGACGACAAGATTAATAATATATATGCTGACACTTCTAACTATAAAAAGAGTATTGAAAAAGCAACTTTCCACGGCAATTGGCTTAATCAGACTATAATAACTTGTCAGAAA